GTACGTTTCGCGTAACGCCGAGTTCCCCTCTTTCGTGTGTAGGACCGGCTTGAACCACTTCGCTTCCGATAGCGGGGTACGGACCGTGACCGGTATGAAGCGTACGCCATCTCGGGTGGTCAAAAACTCTGATTGGTAGCAGGCCTTGCAGTAGTGGGGGGCCTCACACGGTTCGTATCCCGTGCAAGCGTAACTAGGGAAACAGATGTGGGGCTCGGAAGAATGCTCGGTGAAACAGGGAAGGGACATTTTTGATGTTCGAAGGGGGGTCGAGGGGGGTATTTATAGGCAGTGCCTCTGCCTCTAGAGGAGGGTAGAATAACATTATCTACCCTCCTCAGGCAGTCACATGACTCCATGCCCTTCCGATTCCAAGCCCGATATGGACTTCTCACATACCCCCAGTGCGGCGACCTCGACCCTTGGCGCATTGTTGAGATGCTTGGAGACCTGGGAGCTGAGTGCATCATTGGACGAGAAAATCACGTTGATGGAGGACTTCACCTCCATGCTTTCTTCATGTTCGAACGGAAGTTTGAGTCACGAAATGTCCGTGTATTCGATGTGGACGGACACCATCCAAATATCGTTCGCGGTTACAGCACACCGGAAAAGGGTGCAGCTTATGCAACAAAAGAAGGAGACATTGTGGCTGGAGGACTCGACATCGGCGAACTCCGAACACCGGTTTCTGACGCTGGGGCTGTGTGGTCTCAAATCATCCTATCGGGAACTCGAGAGGAATTTTTTGAGGCTTGCGCGCGTTTGGCTCCAAGGGCACTTTGTTGTTCCTTCTCTTCACTCAAGTGCTACGCCGACTGGAAGTATCGACCCGAGCCCGTGCCGTACGAACATCCTAGTGGAGTATCGTTTGATACAACAGCTTACCCAGAGCTCGATGCTTGGGTATCACACAATTTGGCGGGACCTGAATATTCCGGTGAGTGCGCCCTTCGGGCAGGAATAGATCTCTGCTAGGGTATGATCTACGCTATGCTACGGCTAGTCACGCGCTCGCTCCGCCGCGCGGACGCCTCGATGTTTGAGTAAGCGCTAACCTTAGTGCGCAGGAAGACGACGATCACTAGTGTTATACGGGCCGACTCGCTTAGGCAAGACCCTGTGGGCCCGTGCGTTAGGCAGCCATGCATACTTTGGCGGCCTCTTCAGCCTTGACGAGGATGTCACGGACGTCGACTATGCCATTTTCGACGATATGCAGGGAGGAATCAAGTTTTTTCATGCATACAAGTTTTGGTTGGGGGCACAGACCCAGTTCTGGGCCACAGACAAGTACAAGGGTAAGCGATTGATTCATTGGGGTAAACCCAGTATTTACATAGCGAATGGAAATCCACTGTGCGACGAGGGAGTGGATTATGACTGGATGGTAGGAAACTGCGACTTCGTTGAGGTCACCACTTCACTTCTCGTGCCAGAAGTAAGTGCCATTGCAGTCGAAGTCTAGCGTGTCGGACGGGGAGGAGCCAAGGTTACTCTTAAAAATGTCCACAATGTAATAGTCGCCCATGCCCTGTTTGTTCTCCACCGAAAACGGATTGGAATTCATTGCATTCCCCGTTTCGTCGTCCTCGTAGTAGATATTCTTGTTCATCGGGTGCCAGAGTTTGTAGGTTCGGGTAACTCCATCGGCGTTTCCGGACCGAATATGCGTAAGTCTGTCGTATTTTACAAGGATCTTCCTTGTATCCAGGGACGCGTACAGGGGGTCGTTCCAGTCCACATTCTGTGTACCACGGAAAAGCAAGTCTTGTGGGCGGCTCGAATCGTCCCTCTTGAGTAGCCGCTGGTATCCAGAGGATATCTCCCGAAACACACCCGAGGTAGTAGGGTCCGAGTTCCCTTGATTTAGGGCATCGCCCTTCATAGTGAAACAGATCCGCCGCCATTGCCATCCACGGCCGGACTGAGTCGCGAGCTGCACGCTCTCTTTATAGCCACGAGCAAACACAGTCGTGGAGGTGCGGATAGTGCGGTTAGCCTTGCTGCCTAACGCCCCGCTGAAGTCCTCCAAGCCACGGGCTGTGGGGCAGAACACGGTGATGTGGAAGGTGCCGGGGTCACCCGAGAATTTAGCCGAACCAGGGGTATATGACTCATCGTCGGGGGCTGAGTCGGGACGGATATTGGTCCACGTCAGCATCGTATCACTTTTTTTCTGACTTGTCTTGTTTAGGATCTTCCGGACGGACATCCTTCTTGGCGTGCGGGGTCGACGTGTGGTACGTTTCGCGTAACGCCGAGTTCCCCTCTTTCGTGTGTAGGACCGGCTTGAACCACTTCGCTTCCGATAGCGGGG